TCTGGAAAAACCTCTCTGTAATTCCATAGAACAAGCATACTAATGATGGAGATAAACAGTCTAATCAGCATCGATAGTTCCGAAATATTCACTCAACTCTGCCTCAAATTTATCCTTCGCATCCAGCAGAGCTGCATACATTTCATCCTTGTCTGGATACCGTCCAACCATCTTTACTTTACGAGTCGTCACTAAACGATCTGCGATCAAATCCACGGGGTGCTCAATACCATCTAGCTTTATCTTGGCTGCTGTTACATCACCCTTCATGACCAACTGCCTGACCAATTGAGTGGCGTTGCTAAAAAGGCTTTTCTTACTCTTCCCGCGACCACCGGCGCTGATTGTTAGCCCCAAGGTGGATCCTCCCGTTTCGTTCATCAGGGAAATAAGATTTTTTGAGAAATCATTCGAATTGTAAAGGGTTGCATTAGTAGGTTTGGCAATCGTAAACTCGATACGCGTTGGCTTACAATTCTCATTAAAAAGACGGGAAATTGCATCCACTCGTACTATTGGATTAAACGAAGTTTTTATATTCAATCTTTCGCTAAAGTATTTCTCAAAAGCAGTTATGGCACTCCCACTGAAGTTACTTTGGTAGACCAATAACCGGTTCTTTCTAAAATACAGAAAATAATTCTTTTCTAGAACTCCCTCATCCTCTTGGATTCCAATTTCTCTTTCACTCCCATCTAAATCCCCTATATGAGGAATATCGCTTTGCCTCAGCTTGGCGAATACTCCTTTGAACGATGCTCCCCCATGGAACTGATGAAGAGCCCGGATCTGATACTGCACATCACCATCTCCGGTATGGGGGTAATCCTGAGATGTAGCTAGGCCACCTAGAACTTCACTTATGACATCGCCGGAGTCTTGTACAAAACCGACATAAAAACCGATTTTTATGCTTTTGACTGACATCCTGCCCTCTAATAATCAGTATTAATGACTTTACTTGGATTATAAGAGAAGAAATAGTTTTGGAGCATTGTACTAACGTAAGCCAGAGCTACAGTATGGGTATTTTGGTAGGAGTAATCGATTCAGATGCTACACCGCCTCTTTGACATGCACCGTCAGCACTGACACATCGAGGTTATTGGTGGTGCTGCCGCTCTCCAGCTTGATCTTGAATTTCATCGCCCTGCAGGTCAGGTCCGCCACCATGAAAGGTATCCAGGGACCATATACCGGCGTGCCGGCTGGATCGTCGTCGGTGGTGGCAACATAGACGGTAGCGTCGCAGTCGTTCACGGCGTCCCCATCCACCGATGCCCATTCGCTGATGAGCCCGCGTGAGCCTATCAGATCGTCAGCGACATAGTTCAGGATTTGCGTATCCACCTCTACCCGCCGGGTCGCTACCGTTCCCATATCGACGTAATTATCGAATTCATACTCGCCCTCCAGATTCGTCTCCGGGTCCGTGAGTCGTAGAACCGATCCCGACACGCTGACGTTCGTCTTCGTGCCTGTGAATCCGGGAGCCTGGGTAGTGGTGGCCACAGTGGTGAATCCGGTCACCATCCCCTCAGTTGCAAGAAATGGGGTCATGCTGGCGGAGTAGTTGCCGGTAGAGTCCTTGGCCTTCGCCATGTAGGTTCCGGTAATCAGCGGTACCATGCCCTGCACCCCGCCGCCAGGGAACTCTTCGAGAATGATTCCATCCTCCCACACCGCACTGCTGGTCTTAGGGGTATGCCGGATGACCACCAGTCCATTGATCTGCACATCCAAATCCGAGGGCAGGGACCACGAGGCGAGGGCATAACCGTTTGAGGCAATCACCGAGAAATCGCTGATAGCAGACGGGGGAGCAGACAATCCAACGATATTTACTCGCACTTCTCCGCTGTAATCCGAATCGACGCCGATTGAGTTGAAGGCCTTCAGGCGGAAATCGTAATATCCCGGCGCGAGGTCTGTAAGCTCAGTCTCGAACCCCTTTATCCCGGTCCTGACGAGCCAGTTGGCCTGAGTCGCGGGCTTGTATTCCAGCTGGTAGTTGTCGGCAAAGCCATCAGCCGATGCGCCCCAGGTGACGATAGCCTTGCTCTTCACCCCCGCGCTGCCAGTCGTCTGATAGAGTTCTTCGGTGACAGACGGGTCGCCCGGCACTTGCACGGTGAACGGATCGGGGAGAGTCGTATTCGGAGCCAGATCGATGGCCGTCTCTTCCCCGCTGCTCCAGTCGTAAACGCCAGAAGCGGTTTCTCTCAGGACGAGGTCGATGCCCAGCCGCGGCGTGCCGCTGTCATCCCGTATGGCGAATTTCCAGTTGGTGACCTCGAATGGCTTGGCACTCCATCCCCAGCGGGTATTGGAGAGATTGACCACATCCCCGGCCTGCACCCGGAAGGCGGTGAGCTTGCATGGCCAGTTGGTGGTGATCTGCTGCCGCGCCTTCTCTAGCTCAATCTTTGCGATGCGCTGCGCCATGGATCCGGAAGTGGTAAAGGGAAGCTCAATATCCTTCCAGATGCGCTCCCCTTGATCCTCTGCCAGATAGGTTGCATTGGTGACCGGCGGGAAGTCATTGGGCTGATAGAAGTCCAGGGGATTGATATAGACGCCCTTGACCGCGTTGAATGTCTGGCTGCGGCTGATCCTCGATGTCACACTGATCGGGCCGTCCAGATCGTTCTCATCCAGCGTGATCGTGGGGGAACGGTAGGCCCCGGGCAGGATGATCCATTCCCCTCCCTGGTACGTGACCTTTCCCTGCATCGAGGTCAGCAGTTTCCCGATCACATCCTTCGGCTTCTCGTCGGTATCGAATGTGCCGTTGCAGGTGTAGCGGACTTCAGTGGTGGAATTGAGTGTGTGCGTGCCACTCCCCAAGCCAGTGATGTTGACGTGTGTCCCGGCCAGGGCATTCGCCTTGCTTGTCGCCAGAAAGTAGGAGCCGTTGCCGGTGTCGATGACGTAGTAGGTCGTGGCGGAAAGACCGGCAGGCAGTGTCCCGGTCGTGGTCAGCGCTACCGCCTCTCCCGTGGAGAGAACGATCTTGCTGCCCGTGACGCGGATATCATCCAGTACCGCAGTGCTGGTGGAAGTGGGGGCATTGGCGCCAAGAGAGCCGTCCGCCGTGGCGTCTGCATACTCGGTCGTGGTGTTGTCGCTCAGCGTAGCGAGCAGCTTCAACTGTGAGCCGCCGGCGGCCGTGCGGTATATCTTCCTTGCTATGGTTCCGGTCGGCCCTTTCGATATACCCGAAAGCGCCACTCCCCATATGGCAGGATTCTGTGACCAGGTAGTCTGGGGTCCTGGAACCGTCTCTCCCGATCCGTCAACGAAGGTGAAGGCGTATTTATAGACCCCGGCAGCCGGAACGCCGGAGGGCACGCTGACCAGATTCTGCTTGGCGATAGGCGCAGCCGTGGGAGCGGGGATCTGGTAGACGGTGAAGTCCCCTACCCGGGTCAACGTTCCTACGGACTCATCACACACGTTCGCCGAAGCGCCTGCTACGGTATCATTGACGCGGGATTCTCCCAGGCCATAGGTCGAGTTCTGGAGGTAGTCATAGACGCACAGCGCGGCGTTGTTGCTCCACGCGGTCAGGCCTGTGCGTGGATCCGGCAGCAGCTTTCCCTTGACGATGCAGGAGATGTTGGGGATGCCATTGGGGAAGAGGGTGGTGCTGTACTTGAGCCGCGCATACAGCTTCGCGCATCCAGACTGCCGATGATTCGCAGTCCACACCCCAGGGCAATAGGTCATCATGGCGCTGAGCAGATCGGAATCCCCGGCCGTGCTGCCCAGACCCTTCTTGACGATCACATAGCCTGCATACTTGCCCGTCGCATTGCCGCTTGCATCCAGGGGAATAAGCTCATCCCCGAAATAGACGGAATCGATCGACTGAATCTGATGCCCGGATAGAGTGAGCAGCAGGTTTATGTACTGGTTGGAGTCGGTCGAATGGATGAAGGTATAGACTCCGGAGACCCGGACAGGCCCGCCGTAGATCACACGACGCGCGGTAATGGGCTGCCGTACGGCTTGGGTGCGGTCTTGCAAAGCGCCAAAAGTGGCGTTCGGCTTCGGTTTGCCCGTGATGGCTTTGGATACGGCGCCGAGGGCGAGGCTTGAACCGACCGTTGCGATTACGCCTACGATTTCACCAAGTGTCAGCCCGGCCACCACAACCATCTCGGCCATGACGAATCCGATTACGGGTGGTAGAAGCATTGGCATTAGCCTATCCCCCTCTCGGGCAGCAAAAAGACCACCTATCCGGTCTCATCGGTTTAATCGATGATTGCAGAGATGGTCGAGTCTGCATCGCGGAAGTCGTAGAGGTCATAAACCACGCTGCCCACGGCGTTCGCCATGCCGGCCACATCCACACGCGCGCAGCAGAAACCGTTGTTGATGTCCAGGTCGGAGACCTTGATCTCGATCTGGTACAGCAGCTGCTTTCCATTGGTGGCATTGGTGGTGAAGGTGTCGGAGGTAACCGCCGTCTCGAGCAGCGCGTCGGATGCGGCGCAATCGGTATTGATGAACATCTTCCCGAATGGGAGCGGCTTTTCGTTGGTGCCCGCGACGGCCGTGGCCTGCTTCAGGGTGAGGGCGCCACCCGTGACAGTGTTTCCATTCAGCACTGCTATCGTTATGCGCATCTGGCGCGCATTCTTGAAGCTGACGTAACGGCCATCGCCCGCGGTGGAAGTCAGGGCAGCCGGTGCGCAGCCCATGACGGTTCTGGTGTAATCCGAAAGACGGCTCATGATCATATCCTTTGAGGTAGAGCCGGGTTTCCCCGGCCCCGAGTTGGCGATTAGCGTGCCTGCAGCGCCACGAAGTGGCTGCGGGTGGAAGTGCTGTAGGGCGGAGTGATCGGTGCCGAAAGCTGCGGTCCGCCGTCCATCCGGAATACCAGCTTGAATGCCTGGATGTCCTGATCGAACCAGAGGTGCATCGAAGTAGATAGTTGCGGCCCCGCATCCTTGCTGATAGCGCGGTAGCCGTGCATGTTGGCCAGCACGATATCCCCCTGGTCGCCCAGACTCTGGCAGGCATCCGTCAGGATGATTGGCCGGCCCATCAGGAAGCCATCGGGAGCGCCTTTGATGCCCTGGTTGGCGGGTATCCAGATCGGGTTGTTGTTTAGGGTGAGCGTGATGATCTGGGGAAACACGTCCGGATTCATCAGCCACACCACATTGGCGCGGGGTCCGATCACCAGGCGGGAATACATCTTGGCGATGTTGGCAGCAATGACGGTATCCGTGGCCTGCCCGGATTCCTTGGTTTGTACGATCAGGCTGCCCGCTTTGAGTATGCCTAGCGGCATGCCGGCGCCGGTGCCGTTCATGATGGCATCCTGCACCTTCCAGTGGACTGCCTCTCCCATGGTGTCCATGAGATAAGGGGACAGGTTGGCGGCGTCTTCCATCACCTCGTCCGAGGCGGCCACCAGCACCTTGAGCTTCTTGAGCTTCAATTCGCCATGTTTCAGCAACGGCTTCTTGGGATCTGATTGATGGCCCTCTCCCTCCCAGGCGGAGATGATGCCGCTGGAGCCCCAGGGCGTGGTTTCGTCGCCCATGAATGACATGCTGTTGCCGGCGACCGGGATGGTATTGGCAAGCTTCAGCAGCGATTCCTCGGTATAGGCGATATTGGCGATCTCTCCCGAGAATTCCGGAGGAATGGCATAGGCGCCATCGGAGCCGACGTCGGAGCTCATGTATTGCGACGCAGCGCGGGTCAGGCGTTCATCATGCTCCGGTGCAGCCTTGCGGCATGAGCGGATGACGGAATTGACGAAGTCCCCCATGTTGCGAAAGCCGAGCTTGGGATCATCGCTGATGTTGTCGTGGCTGCGGGCGCCCTGTCCGTAGGAACGACTTTGGAAATTGATGGTGGGCGTGCGACGCGACTCCAAAACCTGGCGCTGGAAATCGGCGAGGCTGGTTCCTTCCTGCACGGCACGGGCGGCAAGCTCCGCGGCGTTGTATTCCCTGCCTATGGTGAGGATGTCGTTGGTGCGCTGTTTTTCTGCCTGTAGTTGGTCCTGCATGTGTTGCTCCTTGTCGGTTAAAGAGGAAGCGCAGCTCGCGTCCTACGCCTACCGCGGTATCGGCGGGCACGGAGACGAGGCTGATCTCAAAAGGCTCCCAATCGGTAATTCGGAGGGTCGGGAGAGACGAATCCTTTGTCTTCTCCTCGACCGCGTCATGGATGACATATGCAACGCTGGCGTTGCGCCGGATGCCGTCCTGAACATCCTGGAACACCTCTTCCGCACGAGCGCTTTTTCCAAAACGCACTACGGCGCGTCCAGTCAAGTCCGCGTCGACACGTACAGATTCGATGACTCCAACAATGTCCCGGGCATCATGATCGACCAGTAGCGGTCCGCCAGCCCTGAGCCGGCCGAGCCGGACTGACTTCTTGCCATGGTCGAGTATTTCCATTCCCCAGGAGCGCTCTATCGGTGTCTCGCTGGAGAAGGAAAGCTCTGCTGTCCGCGCTTTCCTGTCGGAAGAGGCGCGGTCAAAGGTGAAGGCGCGGGTTTGCTTCCCGCCCGATTGAAATATTTTGTTTGCGATAGGCCCCATGATGAGCCATCGTAGCAAGACGATTGCGACATAAGACAGGGCATCTATGTCACTCTTTTAAAGGAGTGATATGCTTGAGCTATGAGGGGAGAAACCTACTTTTGGGAGGGCGCATGAAAGAGGATGATTCGAAGGCAACGGATGACACCCAGCAGGATGTTGGAGGTGCATTGATTGACTCACTCTTGAATCCGGCTGTGCCCGCTCAAGCTGGGGCGCTATTTGACGTGGCTTTCAGCAAAATGACAACCGTGGCCGTGTTCAGTGAGATCCCGGTACTCGATATTGCAAGCAGGGTTT